TGACCTGTAGACGACGCAGAGATAGCGAGCTTCTGGTTGATTTCCTGATCACGAAAATTAACGTGGCCAGCTGTCAACTTGAAAGATTCAATGGCGTCATATAAGACGTCACGGATCCCTTGCTGCACGAATTGCATGCAGACCGGCTCTATTGCTATCACGCGGGGAGATTTGAGCGTCTTCGGTACTAAGACAACCCGAACGGGTTGCTCTTCGCACTGCGGCACGATCGTTAACTGATTGAGCTCCTCACAATCGGGTGGCGTACCTAAAGGGTACGCTGTTCCTATGAGAGGAAAGTAAGGCTCAAGCCGATCATGCCAAAACTGCCAATGGTATTTCTGATTTCCAGAAAGACCTTCAGCAGTAGCACCAGGACCGTGTCTAGGGGCGCATTGCTCGAGTTTAATATCGAGTAACATGCGATTCCATAGAACGAAAGCCACACGATGGAATTCATCGATGGATTCTGTTGGTGCCAAGAACGTCTCAAATTCACGCTCCGTTTCTTTGAAAGACGTGAGTGAGTCTGCCTCCCGTGAGGGGGCGCAGTCAACCTCAACCTTCTTGAAAAGTAGGCAAATTTGCCTAACAGATTCAATGATGGTGGGGGTGTCTTCATGTTTCTCATTGATAATTCTCCCTGTCTCATAGTCGAAAATACGACTGATCATACCCTGCAAGAATGCAGGGATTGATCCACATTTCCGAAAGCTTCGGAAAAGTGTTGAGTCGATTCTCCGGTTTTCGAGACTTCTTTCGAAGTCCCTACAAAACTGGGGAAGGGTTATCGTTAAAAACGAAAAACCTTCCTTTTCGACCCGTGACTTAATAGTTACTAAGTCACGTAAATCAGAGACATCAGCGATGCACTTGGTAGAGGCGTCTATATAGACAGCTTCTACCAACTTCAGATAGTCACTTACGTTGCTTTTCATGCTGCCTCCAAACTAGGGGGTCGGCATCAAGCCACGTATATCCGCATACACTGACGCCAAATAATTGGCAGCAGTGCCTAAGACAGTCCGTCGTCATCACGTTCAAACCAGGGAAGAACAGAAGTTCCTCAAAGGTCTGACGAGATAGCGACTTTCTGAGTCTTAGGAATTGTTACCAACGTTATGCGAAAAGGCACGTTGTAGCCCTCCAATAACCCATTTAGTAAGCTCACTAGGAGCACTATCTGGATGGAGGACGGGAGCTTCGAGTTCGCCTTTAGAGCGGACTCAGCTAATGGCACAGCGACGGAAGTAGAACGACCGTCGATGATGCTATAAAGGCTTCTTAAGATTGGAGTTCAATTAGGACTCCTTTCCAAACAACTTGCCAGACGCCGTTGTGTCAAGCCAGGTCTTAAGACCTGCTATCAGTTGATCTACCTGTGTCTGAGAAAACCCATAATTGGGTCTATCAATCACGCAGTAGAAAGAGAGCACTTGATAGTCGTTTTCCGCGGTAAGCGGATCGGCCACAATTGCTCTTTGATCGATACGGGCCATAGACCGAGAACGGTCTCCGGATTCCGTATGACTAATCTTCAAAGTGAAGGTTTGGTCTGCTTTCTGGTAGATAGACGACTTACCGTCGCTAGATACCCGAGGCATCGATTGAGCAACTGAATTGACAGTAACAACTTGTGGATCTGCGAACATATTGTGGTTGACCTCCAAAGTATTATCGGGAGTTTATACCACACTAACACCAAAGATTCCCAACCTTTGGCGCAGGTCTAAGAGTGTGGAACGATATGATCCTTCTCAAAAGCCCTTGGTAGGAACTTTACGAGATATGCCAAGTGCGGCAAGGATCGCTAGACGCATTGGGGATAGAGATTCCCAAGGCGAGTCAAACCCATATGGACTACCTGCCTCTTTCCTCTGCTTGGTATCAATAGTTCGATACCAAGTAAGATTCACATCTCCAGACTTTAGCGGGAGAAGAACTCTAAGTTCTAACCGCTTAGTTTTGTGATGCATAAGGTAAAGGTACTGGGACACGACACCATCGATTAGTTGTTCTTGGAGGCGGTCAATATTCCGACCAATACCAAGACCCCAATCGACGAGCCATGTCCATGGTGTAGCACGCCAGATGTTCGACGGACTGACGCGAAGACCGTACATCGTCATTTGACGCTGCACGTTATCCCATGCGCTATTATTAGCGAACAGGGGACCGTCTTCCCAGCCAGGATTTTTGTCGAAAAGTGAGTTGTGCCATTTAAATCTACCAACGGAGGTAACGTGAGTCATAATTTGCTCACGAAGCTCCCATTGGATAGACGTACCTGGACGCAGAAGATGATCGTAGAATAAGACGGGTTCAAATACCCGCCCCGTTCCACTGGTAATCTTCG